GGTTGCAAGACCTAGCGCAAAAAAACGGGGCTGGGCCTTGAGGCAATCTTGCCGGAACGCGACACGATGACACAGGACGCACTCGCTCGGGCGCTTAAGATCACGCGGCCGACGCTGCGCGAATGGCAGAAGCGCGACGACTGGCCGACCGGGGCGACCGTCGAGCAGCTGATCGCGTGGCGCGACGAGCGCGGGCTCGGGCGGATCAAGGACGGCAGTCTGGGCGCGCTGAAGGCCGAGCTGATGCGCCGCGACATCGAGCTTCGCGATCTGAAGCTGGGGCGCGAACGCGGGAACGTGGTCGAGCGCGAGGTCGTGCAGGATATGCTCCAGCTGCTTTCGCAGAAGCTCGATTTGCTCCTGCGGCTCAAGCTCGAGGTTGAGCTCGGCCCGCGCGTCGCCGGCAAGTCAGCCGCGGAGGCGAACGTCGAAGGCGGCTTAATCCTGGACGAGATCCGCGAGGTGATCGCGGGCAACTTGGCGCGCTTCGAGGCTGAGGCGATTCGGAAGAGCGCGACCGAGGAATGAGCGCCGAGCAACTCCTCGCCGGCTTTCGCCTTCCGCGACCGGACCGCTCGCCGATCTACGACTGGGCGCGGCGGCACGTGCAGCTGCCGGAATCCTACGCGACGCCGGGGCCATTTAACGTGCGGCTATCGCCGTGGCTGGTTCCGATCTTCGACGCGCTGCAAAATCCGCTGGTCCGGCGCGTGCACTTCCGCAAGGCGGTGCAGATCGGCGGCACGCTGGTCGCCGACGTCTGGCTACCGTGGATAATCGCCAACGACCCCGGCCCAATCTCGTGGACGATGCAGACCGACGAGATGGTCGAAAAGCACGCGAAGACGCGCCTCTGGCCGCTGCTCGAGCGCTGCCGTCCGGTCGCTGCGCTACTGCCGAAGCCGGGGCCGCATCGCACCACGACCGAGATCTTCTTCGGCGGCTTCTTCGTGACGCTCAACGCGGCGAACCTTTCAACGCAGCAGAGCCAATCGATCCGCTACAAGATCAACGACGAGCTCTGGCTCCCGCGCTGGCAGGAGATCTACGGCCACGCCGTGGCGCGCGTCTCAAAGTTCGAGGAGGTCGGGCGCTCGAAGATCTACAACGCGAGCCAGGCGCCGGTGATGGACGCGGAGACGGGCAACGTCGAGGACACGAGCTACCGCTCAGGCGACCAGAGCGAGTGGCACGCCGAGTGCCCAGCCTGCCGAAAGATTCTGCCGGTCGCGTTTGAGGTGCTGCACAAGGAGCAGCGCGGCGGCGTGATCTGGGACCGAGCGGCGCGCCGCGATGACGAGACGTGGGACGTCGGGCGCGCGGTGGAGACCTGCCGTTTCCGCTGCATCGCTTGCGGTCACGAGTCCGTAGACAGCGACGCGACGCGCGCTGGCTGGGCGAAGACCGGGCGCTTCGTGCCGATGAATCCTGCGGCGCCGCGCGAGGTGCGTTCGTTTCGACTGGAGGCAATCGTCACGCGGCCGATGCGGCTCCTAGTCGAGGAGTTCCTCCAGGCCGAAAACCAGCTGGTTCGCACGGGCGACGAGCAGGCGAAGATTGAGTTTCGGACGAAGCGGCAGGCGCTGCCGTGGATCGTGGAGAAGAAAGCGGTGAACGTGCTGTTGAAGGACTCGGGCTACAAGCTCGCCGACTACGCGCAGGGCGAGTCGATCCCAGACGAGGCGATCCGCTTTATGGCGATTGACCGCCAGCAAGATCACTTCTGGGTCGAGGTCGGCGCGTTCTCCACGGCGCAAGGGCCGCGCTACCGCCAGCTGTGGTTCGGGCGGATTGACACGCGGGACCAGCTGCGCGCGCTCCAGGAGCGGTTCAAGGTCTCGTCGGCTTGCGTCGCGCAGGATCGCGGCTACCGGCCGGCGGACGTGGACCGCGATTGCGCTGAGTTTGGCTGGCGCTCGATGCGCGGTTACGGCCGGCGCACGTGGACGATGCGAGACGAGGCGACCGGGCAGATGGTCAACTTCCCGTTCAGCGACCCACAGGTCAGCGACTACCGGGGCGGCGATGTTTACTTCTACAACTGGTCCGGCGATTACTTTAAGGACACGCTGGCGAGCGCGCTGGAGGGTAAGGGCGACTTGCGCTGGGAACTGCCGTCGGACGTCAACCCGCTCTACCTTGAGCACCTCAAAGGCGAGGCGAAGGTCGAGGTGCGGACCGGCGTCTGGGAGTGGCGGGAGGTCCGAAGCAACGCGCCGAATCACGGCCTCGATACGTCGGCGATGCTCCTCTGTATGGCGACGATTGCGGGCATCATCCGCTTCGTGCCGGCGAAAAGTTAGCGTGGAATTGGGGCCGAGGTTTTCCTCAAAAGAGTTCTGGACTTTCCCGAGCGCTTGGGTTTCTCTCTGCACATCGACAGAGCAACCCAACCAAAAAAACAACGACAATGACCACCAACGAAATTAACTACCTCAGCAAGAGCCTCGCCGCCTCGGTCGCCTTCTCAAAGAATAACCACCGCGCCGAAGTCATCATCGCCAAGCGCGGCGATCTGTCCGCCGTCGTCCGCTCGATCTACGGCAACCGCAGCAAGCCGCACTACGAATTCGGCTACTGCCGCTTCGGGCGGAAGGCTGTCTGGGTCGGCGTGACTAACTTTTTCGGCAGTCACGCGGCCGAACTTTACAACGAGAGTCATACGAACGAATACGTGGGCAAAATCGCAGTCACGGTAGGCGAAGCGAATGTGCGAGACATCGCGGCGAAATGTTTCCGCGCCGCCGACGAAGTGACCGCGCTGCGGTCCGCCGCGTGAAGCCTCACGACTGCACCTTCGAGACCTTGGCGGACGGCCGCCAGGTCTGCTTTGAGTGCGACGCACCAAAGAACCCCGCCGCGGTCGCGCTAGGCCGCCTAGGCGGGCGGATCCGATCCGAGGCCAAGGCCGCCGCCGCAAGGCGCAACGGAAGACGAGGCGGACGACCGCCGAAGCAGACCAAGCCGCTCCCATAGTGGGGCGGCTTTTTTGTCGTCAAATCGAAGCCAGCGCGCCGCGTCAAAAAACCTTTTGACGGCTGCCGCTCTTTTATGGCGGCCGACAATCCCTTCCTCGACATTGACGTTGCGACGCTGACAACGCTCAAGTCCAAGGTCTTGGACGCAATCCAGGCTTGCCTGCTCAACACGAGCTACTCGCTCAACGGCAAGAGCGTCACGCGCGCTGATCTTAACACGCTCAACAAGATGCTGGGCGACATCACCGCGGCGATTGAATACCAAAACGGCGACACGACCGACACGACGTTCGTCAGCTTCACGGGCAATTGATTATGCAGACCTTCGACGCGACCCAAGTCATCCGCAACCGGCCGTGGTTCGAGCGGGCGCTCGAGACCATCGCGCCGCAGGCCGCGCTGCGCCGGCTCCAGGCTCGCGTCGAGACCGCGCTTTTTAGCTACAACGCCGCGCAGACGAACCGGCTTTACGCGCCGATGCAGTACGGCCAGCCGAGCGAGTCCTCGCAGACGGTGCGCGAGCGCGTGGTGATGATGTGGGAAGCGCGGAACTTGGTCGAGAATTGTCCCGAGGTGAAGGAGGTCTCGCGCAAGTTCGGCAATTACCTGACGCCGACGGAATACTCGGCAACGACTGGAGACCGCGACTACAACGCGACCGTCAACGAGTGGTTTCACTCGTGGTGCAAGCAGGCCGACGCGACGGGCCGCAATTCCTTCCGCAAGCTCGTCCAGCTGGCCGCGGAAAACCGGCCGGTAGACGGCGACTGCGGCTTCGTCATCCGCCGCGTGGGCGATGGGCTCAAGCTCCAGCTGGTGCCGGCGACCCGCATCGGCAATCCAAACGAGATGGGCCTCGACTCGGAGAACTACTTCGAGGGCGTCATCACGAACGAGTTCGGCGTGCCGGTAGCGTATCGCATTTACCGCGTGACGCGCGAGGGCGTTTACTTCGGCGCGGAGGACGTGCCGGCCGGCAACTTCTGCCACTACTTCGACCCCTTCCGCGTCGATCAGTACCGCGGCGTGACCGACTTTCACGCGGCGATCCAGACGGCGCGGATGCTGCACGAGATCCTCCAGGCCGAGAAGGCCGGCGTGCGCTTCGCTTCGCAGCAGGCTGCGCTCGTCTTCACGGACCGCGGCACGGCCAACGCGCGCAACCTCTTCACGCCGACCCCGAGCGCGACGCTGCCCAGCGGACAGCAGCAGAAGAACGAGCTTTCCGAGGTCGGGATGATTAAGTATCTCGGCCAGGCTGATCGCGTCGAGACGATGCCGGCGCGGCCGAGCACGGCGTTCACGGGCTTCATCGCGCATCTGATGCACGAGCTTTCCATCGCGGTCGGCATCCCGAAGGGCGTCCTCTTCGGCACGCAGGATTACGCCGGCCCGAGCGTGCGCGCGGAGTTCGCCGCGGCCGACCGAGTGTTCGCGCGGCATCAGGGCGTCCTCGTGGACAAGGTGCTCGACCCGATTAAGAACGCGGTGATCCTCGATGCCATCGCCCGCGGAGAAATCCCGGCGCCTCCGGCTCGCGCCGGCGAGACTCCGGTGCAGGCGCTTAAGCGCGCGACCCGCGGCGAGTGGCGCTTCCCGCCTAAGCTCACCATCGACGTTGGTCGCGAGAGCCAAGCCAATCTGAACGAGAACCGCCAAGGCGCGAAGTCTCTCCAAGAGATCGCGGCCGAGCAGGGCACCGATGCCTTTACGCGGCTTGAGCAGATCGCTGCGGAGGCGAGCTACGTCAAGGAGCTCTCGGAGCGCTACGAGATCCCCGAGACGGCGATTCGCCTCGTGACCAATTCGCTGCCCAGCACGCCGGCTGCTGCTGCCGCTACTGGCGACAACGTGGCGAGCGCCGCCGCTGAGGCGCAGGCGGAATCGACCGCATCGCCGGAGGACGAAACGCCCGACCAGCCTCCGACGCCGGCCGAGCTTGCGCGCTTCGCGAGCGTCGATCTCACGCCGACCGATGCGATGGCAGCCGAGGCCAAGCGCGGCCTCGAGTGGCGCGAGAAGTTCAACCGTGGCGGCACGGCAGTTGGCGTCGCTCGCGCGCGCGACATCAGCAACAAGTCGAATCTGTCGCCCGACACGGTGCGCCGGATGGTCTCGTATTTCGCGCGGCACGAGGTGGACAAGCAGGGCACGGGCTTTTCCCCAGGCGAAGACGGCTATCCTTCCGCCGGCCGCATCGCGTGGGCGCTATGGGGCGGTGACGCCGGCGCCAGCTGGGCGCGTGCGAAATCCGAGGCGCTCAAACGCGAGGAACTGAATCGGCCGACAAACGTCGCCGATGCGCTAGAGGCTGGGCGCAATCGCGCGAAGCGGCCGCTGGAGCGGCTGGCTGACAAGGCGACGAAGCTCGCCGCGGTGCGCGAGAAGCTGGGCCAGAACGCGAAGAGCGAGGCTCAGATCGAGCAGGCGCTGAAGCCGTTCGGATTTCAGCCGAAGCCGGTCGTGGCGCCTCCGCCTCCCGCTCCTATCGTCACGCTCTCCGACGCGCGCAAGATGCTCGCCGAGAAGGCCGACGCCGAGGACAAGCTGACCGCGCTCTTCGCGAGCGTGACTGATCGCCGCGCCAAGATCAAAAGCCTCCGCACCCATTGACAATGCATAGTGTCCTCGACGCCATCATCACGAGCAACGAGCAGCTGGGCCAGCGGGCTGAGGAGTTCGCGCAGCTGCTAGTCGAGCACGACAAGACGCTCGACGAACTGCTCGAGCGCATCGGCAAGACGGTGCCGGAGATCCGCAAGGAGCTGGAGTCCAAGCTGACCGAGGCGGTGCCTGGGCTCGTCTCGGACGCCTATGCCAAATACAACGAAGACCTCGAAGGCCGCTGCCGCGCCGCGCTCGCCGACTCGCAGACGAAGCTCGAAGCCGTCCGCGCTGAGATCGTCGCTCTTGCTCAAACGCAGTTCACCGAGGCCGAGAAGCAAATCGGGCTGACCGCGGAGCAGATCGAGTCGCGCATCCTGGGCGCGCTGACGGAGGCCGCGAAGGAGCGCATTACAAAGCTCGAGCGCGGTCTCGTCATCGAGATTCAGCACGCGGTCAACGCCGCGCTGCCGAAGCAGGAACTGGCCGCGGCGCCGACGCTGATCGACTCGTATCGCGGGCAATGGAAAGAGGGGATGGTCGCGCAGCGTGGCGATCTCTTCTCGTGGTACGGCTCCACCTACCTCGCGCTCGAGGACACGAATGACACGCCGGGGCGGAAGAACATCGCGACCGCTGGCGCGAAGTGGGCGGTGATCGCCGCGCGTGGTGCAGGCGGTGGCGGCGGTGGCGGCGGTGACTCGCTGCCTTCGCAGACGGGCAACGCGGGCAAGTTCCTCAAGACCGACGGCACGTCCACGCTCTGGGAAGCGATCCCCGGCGGCGGCGATATGCTGGGCGCGAACAACCTGACCGACGTCGCGTCGATCACGGCAGCATTCGCGAACATCAAGCAGCCGGCGAGCACGAGCGCCTCGGGCGTCGTCACGTTCGCGACCTCGGGCGAGAGCGCCGCGCTGAAGGCGGTGCAGGCCAACGACGCGCGCTTGTCCGACTCGCGCACGCCTACCGCGCACGCTTCGACGCATCAGACGGGCGGCAGCGACCCAATCGACTTCCCGGTGGATTCGGTCTTTGGCGCGACAAACACGATCACGCAAGTCGACTACTTCGCGCTTAACACGTCGAGCACCGCGAGCGTGACCACGGCGAAGGCCGTCTGGAACGCGACCGAGGGCGCCATCGAGGTCGGGCTCAACTCGAGCGTCAATGCGCTGCTCGGCGTCGACGCGCACGTGCAAGTCTACAACCAGAGCGGATCGCCGTTCACCAAGGGCCAAGTCGTGCGACAGGATGGCTCCTCTGGCACGCGGCTCAAGGTGGTGCTGGCGCTGGGCACCGATGATGCTAATTCGGCGACAACGATCGGCCTCGTCTCGCAGACCATCGGGAACAACTCGTCCGGCTTCATCATCACGAACGGCCTCCTGCGCGGCATCAACACCAACGCCTTCAACGAGGGCGACACGCTCTGGCTTTCGGCCACGACTCCAGGCGGACTCGTCAACACGCGGCCGACGCAGCCGAATCACTCGGTGCGGATCGGCTACGTGATCAAGAAGGCTGGCGTCGCGGATGGCATCATCTACGTCGACATTCTCAACGGGTTCGAGCTTGAGGAACTGCACGACGTCCTCGTGACCACGGTCGCGAATCGCGATTTTCTCTCTTACGATTCCTCGACCACCGTCTGGCGGAATCGGCAGCTTTTCGACTCGACCGCTCCGGCTGCGCTTGGTGCCTCGGCCACGGCCGGCGTCTCGATCACCGCGGCCCGCGTCGATCACGTCCACGCACGGCCGACGCTCGACCAGCTGGACATCAGCGGCGCGGCGCAAGGCGACATCCTCTACCGCTCGGCCACCAGCTGGGCGCGGCTGCCCGCGGCAACTGCCGGATACATTCTCCAGACGAACGGCGCCGCGGCGAACCCCAGCTGGGCGCAGAACACCGGCGGCAGCGGCGCGCCGACCGATGCCGAATACATCGTCGCATCAGCGAACGGATCGCTGAGTGCCGAGCGGGTCATCAGCAACAGCACCTCGGTCACGGTCAACTTCGCGACCGGCGGACAGGTCTCGCTTGAACGCGCCGCGCTGACTGGCGACGTCACGGCCTCGCAGAATAGTAACGCGACCACGATTGCCAACGACGCGGTCTCGAACGCGAAGCTCGCAAATATGGTGGCGAGCACCATTAAAGCGCGGGTCACGGCTTCGACCGGCGATCCGGAAGATGCCAGCCTGACGCAAGTCCTCGACCTCGTCGGCTCCACGACTTACGGCGACGTCCTCTATCGCGGCAGCACGAGCTGG